GCTACTGGTTTTAACAAACCAGCATCAAGTAGCTTGCGAGTTAACCACTGCTGGCCTTTACCCGTTAATTGGGGCGTCAGCCGTATCTGGTAACCATCTTCATCATCCAGCACCACTTCTTTCACCGTGAAATACCCGGCGTTGATGTACTGCTGGAACGGCACATTTTTACGTCCACCGGACGCTATCAGGATGCCGTTCCCCCGTAACCAGGCAAACAACGCGTTTTGCTTAAGCCCAACAACCTTTGCAAAATTTCCAATCAGGATCCCCTTGGCCCCTGATACCCGGTCGGCAAAATCGACTTTAGGGGCGGCGGCCACCAGCTGTTGTTCCAACTGCATTTTCTGTTCTGCCAACTCGGCAGCCAGGCGCAGTGCTTCGGGGAGTGTTTGGGGGATCGCTGGAGAAGCCGTGCTAGCCTGCTGCAATTCTTCCAGTTTGTCGATCAGCGAACGGCGGACCGCTTTTGACTCGCGCGCGGCGACTCGCAGGGCTTGTTTGAAAGTCATGGTGATAATGTCTATGTTTGCACCATTTTTGCGACCTACACTTTTTGTGTAGGTCTCACCTTCAAGCTCATCTACAACCTTCTCAATAAACTTATTATTTCTTACTAATGGTTCCCCACATAACTTACGCGCCTCATTAACCATCTTTAACAGCGTCTGGCTGTCGATTGTGTCTCCGGTGTTGGGGATAGCATCCATGACCGGTGCTGGTGTGGTTGCTGTCAAAGGCTTTGTAACGACAACATCTGGTTTGCTTGCTTTCATTCTGTGTGCCTCCTTGCGTGCTTCGGCTGCGACGGTTGCGTAATTCAGATGACCCTGTTCGAGCAGGTATTCGCGGATATCAGACAACAGGATACGGTGAACCGCGTTCTTGTCCTTTCTCCGGTAAAGTTGTTTGGTGATCATGAAGTAGTTGGCAATAACGCCTGGTATATCCCTGGTGCTGATACAGGCAGTGTGCTGTTCAATTGCCTCGATCATCTCTTCACGGGTGACTAATGACGTTCTCATAGCCCCTCCTGAACAGAAGCGTTAACAGGGAGGCACCAGTAACTGAGAGAATTGCGCGAGTCAGTAGAAAAGCGTGCGGAGAAAATGCAGGGAGCATCCGGAAGCTGAGAACGTGCCTCATCTTCTGTTGGTGCGATAACGAAGTGATAGTGGCGTTTCTGGCAGGAGTAAAAGCGCCAGATAAATTCAGGGCGTGCGCAAGGATTGGCATTAACCATAGTTACGGCCTCACAATCAGGTTTAACAACCTGCTACCCGCTGTCNNNTCAGTAGAAAAGCGTGCGGAGAAAATGCAGGGAGCATCCGGAAGCTGAGAACGTGCCTCATCTTCTGTCGGTGCAATAACGAAGTGATAGTGGCGTTTCTGGCAGGAGTAAAAGCGCCAGATAAATTCAGGGCGTGCGCAAGGATTGGCATTAACCATAGTTACGGCCTCACAATCAGGTTTAACAACCTGCTACCCGCTGCTAAACAGGTGGCAGGACGTGACGGGGTTAGCAGACTGGCGATTGTGAAACCAGCAGGCCGAAGCCTCCCCATCACGCCCCACCATAATTTGGGCGTAACGCGGTTTTACGGACACAAAAATACCGCAATATCGGATATCTGCGGCTGTCCGCACAATCATTCAGGCTGCTAAACCCGGTCGCAGAATTTGCTACGACGTAGGAACTATAAGCCTGAACAACAGGAAGATCAATAGTCTGGCGTCCAATAGTAGTTTATTTGCCCCAATAAATCAAATTTATTAGAGCAATAACAATCTGGTTGAATGTTTCCTCTCTGAGGTTGCAATGTGCACACTTAGTGTATTATTTGTATGCACTAATAAATATATTATTTTTAATAATAAATAATTGACAACTGACAAGTGACTTCAGTCAAAATCATCACACGCCCGGTACGGATGGATCCCTTTTCAAATATTCCATGGACGGCACAGTCTGAGTACCGGGCGCTACCTTCAGTTGTATTGCTAAGCCGCCGCTGGTGGCTTTTCTTTTTTGTAGGGGGAGCTATGGATAAGAAAATATGCGTTGTTTCGATGAGCGTCGGCAAACCGGCGTCAATGACTGCTGCATGGATCAACAATGAGCTGATCATGGCTGAGCGGACCAGCTACCCTGAACGCCGCCGCGATATGGAACTCCAGCTTCTGCGCGAATTGCGAGAAAAAGAGGAAAAGGGTTTTATCGTGCTGGTGGAAGAGGAAAACAGCTTTATTACCGGTCGAGTTGGCCAGCGTGTAAGGTTGCGCGATCCCTTCATGAACGGCAGGCCGGTACTAATTGAAGCAATGCAGATTTACAAGGAGCTGGAACGCCAGAAAGCGATCAAGTTACCGCGCAAGGAATCCGGCAAATACATCCTCCACCAAAGCATCTTCGATTCCGAACACGATAAAAAAGGCGATGAATTTTTCAACATCAACTGGAGCGAAATAACAACAGAGCATGTTCTGACATTGTTATGCTGTTTCGCAACGGAATACAACAATGTTGCCAGCGCCGACTACATCAGGGCAATGGCTGGAGAAGTTGAGGCCCGCCAGGAACCATCGTTACTAAGACCTCTGATTAACATAATTCACGGAACCCAAACACTGGCGCAAAAACAAGTACCACAAGGGGAATTGACGGGTAAAGGTAATTATCTCTGAAAGATGCCCGGCGATAGACCGGGCAAAAGGGCGGAAAGTTTAATCTGCATTCAGGAGCAATGCGTTATCTATGATGATCTGCTCCCATTCTTCGAATGCCCGATCGCGGACCCCCTGGGGAACACTGTTTGTTTTGAAATCAACGACTGTCCGCCATTTCCCGTCCGGACGGTACATGCGCAGAGCTTTACTGCCCCCTTCCCTTCGCACCTCAACGTTATGCTTGTCAGCAAACTCTTGTAATGCTCGTAGCGTCCCATGCTTTACTGTGTAGTATCGCTTTTTCAAGTTTTCTCTCCAGCCTGTGCCAAGGCTTTGACGTCGAAATTATGTCCTATTCGGTTTTATTGTATCAGATAGTGTGGACATATTATTTCACGTCCGGCGTAGTCGGTCATAGCTTTTGCCTTCCACCTTTTCCACGCCGTATCTAATCGGCGCCCGATGAAATGTTATTGCACTAATATATTTCAATATTTCGCTGACACTTGAACAGCGAAACACCCCCATAGATAGCTTGTTCATTGGTAATCCTTAACAAGTGACTAGTGTTAAATTCCGTTCAAACACGATGCGAATTATTCTAATTAAGGTGCAATCTTGGCAGACAATAAAATCACGCTATCCTCGGTCAGGAAGGCGCTGGCGGGGGTTTTTAAAGACAACGGAGAACGGGACAACATCCTCCTGTCCGCGCTGGCTGTGCACGGCGGAAGTGGGTATTTGTTTTCTCGCGCAGGGGCACCGGTACAACTGTCCGGCTTCTTAGGCGGCAAACCGGGCGATAGTGGCATGGCTGGCGATGGGCTGGTGGACGGAAGTCGCTTTATCTTTGATGAAGTTCAACTGCCGGAAGACCGCTTGCAACGCTATCCGCTACTCGAAGAGATGGCGGTTTACAGCACGATCGCCACCGCGCTGAACATCCATATTACGCACGCGCTCTCTTTCGATAAGAAGACCGGACAAACCTTCTCTATCGTGCCGGTACACAACGGAAACGATAGTGACTATGACGCCGCGCAGGGGTTGTGTGACGAGCTGATGAACGACATCGGGCGAACCATCAACAAAGAGGTCGCCGGGTGGGCATTTATCATGTCTGTATTTGGGGTGGCTTATGTCAGGCCATACGCCAAAGAAGGCATAGGGATCACGTCTTTTGAGTGCTCCTATTACACCCTTCCGAGCTTCATCAAGGAGTTCGAGGTCAGCGGTAACCTGGCGGGATTTAGCGGCGATTATCTGAAGGACGCGTCAGGGAAAATGGTTTTCGCCGATCCGTGGACCATTATCCCTATGAAAACCCCCTACTGGCGGCCTAAGTCAAACCTTATGCCTGTGCACACTGGCCATAAGGCTTACAGCCTGCTGGATAATCCGGAAGAGCGCACGCCGATTGAAACCCAGAATTACGGGACCAGCTTGCTCGAATACGCCTACGAGCCGTACATGAACCTGCGTTCGGCGATCCGCTCGCTGAAGGCAACGCGTTTTAATGCGTCGAAAATTGACCGAATCATCGGTCTGGCGATGAATAGTCTGGATCCGGTAAAAGCAGCCGATTATTCACGCACCATTACTCAGACGCTTAAACGAGCAGCTGACCTGATGGAAAAGCGCGCACGCGGCGCGAATAACATGCCTACGGTGACCAATACCCTGCTGCCTATTATGGGCGACGGCAAGGGACAGATGACTATTGATACTCAGACCATCCAGGCTGACATCAACGGCATTGAAGACATTCTCACCTATATGCGCCAGCTGGCGGCAGCACTTGGCCTCGATTACACCCTCCTGGGGTGGGCAGATCAAATGTCCGGCGGGCTTGGTGAAGGTGGATTCCTGCGCACGGCAATTCAGGCCGCCATGCGCGCCTCATGGATCCAGCAGGGCGTAGAAGAGTTCATTCAGCGGGCTATCGATATTCATCTTGCTTTCAAGTACGGCAAGGTATACCCGGAAGGTGATCGCCCGTACAAAATCGAATTCCACTCCGTTAATACCGCTCTGCAACAAGAGCACAACGAAAACCGCGACTCGCAGGCGAACTACGCCACCATCGTTACGCAAATCCTCGATGCCGTCAGCAATAACAGCGTCCTCGCCAATTCCGATGCATTCAAACGTTACCTGTTCAGCGATGTGCTGGAGATTGACGAAAAAATCTCTGAAGCACTGGTGAACGAACTGAAAGCGAAAAGCGAGGACGACGATCACCTGATGGATTCCATCATCAAAACACCGCCACAGGAACTGGCGCAAATCCTTGAATCGGTCTTTAAAGAGGGAAACGAGAATGACTGATGTTTTGAAAACGGTCACTGACCGCTTTTGTCTCTATAGTAATGCTAGAAAAGGTCGCCAGAACGGGCGACAGTATGTATTAAGCGCGGTAAAGACCATGCTTGAAAGCAAGGAAACTCAGGAAGGTTTACGCCTTGGTGAGCTTTTCGGCTATTACGGTCACGGTCGCCGACAGCTGACCGGCAAACTGGAAGTACCAGAAACCAGCGTGATCATGGTGGAAGGTCGCCCGGTCGTTATCGACAATGTTCCAGCTTGCCGCACAGTAGCTATATCCGTTGACGACAACGGCATCGTTACCCATACACAGGAAATTCTTAACACAGAGCCGGGTAAAATTGTCGCCGCGATGATCGAAAGCCGAGCTGGTGGCTGGAGCTGGGCCACTGGCGGGCGTGAGTCCGGGAAAATCGCTGTAACCACCAGCTTCCATGGTGTGGATTATGTGACAACGCCGAACTATATCAGTCTGGATCATCCTGCCAGCGCCGGAATGTTTGAAAGCGCGGATTCTAAATCTTTACTGGCAGAGTCCCTGGCGGCGCATGGGTACTCCGACGAGTCAGTGCAGGCCGTTATATCCCATTACGGCAAAATGGCTGAACTGGAAATGATGGTGGAGGCGACAGAGCGTACGGCAGAACTGGAAACTGCACTACTCGAAAGCCAGGGCCGCCACCTCGAAGCAATGGCCAAGATCGCAGATGCTGAAGCGCGAATCGCTTTGCTGGAGGAAACAGCGGGTATCCGCGACGATGTGCTGGCAGCAATGCAAGACGAACTGGATAACCTCCCGATCTTCGTCTCCGCCGCCCAAAAAGACGCATTCCGCCTCAAAGAACCTGGTGATGCAAAAATCGTTGCCACACTTTTCGAATCTCTGATCAAAGTTGGCGCACGCAACTTGCCTGTCACCAAGAAAATTAAGGAGGTTCCGCAAGCGGCTAACGTCCAGGCACCGCGTGAGACAAGCATCATCACGTTTAATAATTCAATCAATCCGTTTAATTGACCACCAAAAATAACCCCGGCGGCTGCCGGGGTATCTGAAATCACTGGCGGCCGAAAGGCCGCCTTTTTAATTTAATCACTCAGCCGCTACTGGTTTTAACAAACCAGCATCAAGTAGCTTGCGAGTTAACCACTGCTGGCCTTTACCCGTTAATTGGGGCGTCAGCCGTATCTGGTAACCATCTTCATCATCCAGCACCACTTCTTTCACCGTGAAATACCCGGCGTTGATGTACTGCTGGAACGGCACATTTTTACGTCCACCGGACGCTATCAGGATGCCGTTCCCCCGTAACCAGGCAAACAACGCGTTTTGCTTAAGCCCAACAACCTTTGCAAAATTTCCAATCAGGATCCCCTTAGCCACTGATACCCGGTCGGCAAAATCGACCTTAGGGGCGGCGGCCACCAGCTGCTGATTTAGCTGGTGGGCTTTCTGTTCCAGAAGTTGCTTTTGTTCAGCCAGTTCGGCAGCCAGGCGCAGAGCTTCGG